GCTAAGCCCCTTTAAGGAGAGATCGAATGTTGGAGTATGTTGTGGCAAGGTTGAAAGAGCCGAGTACTTGGCGGGGAGTGCTGCTGCTGGGGACCGCGCTGGGCACCGGCCTCACGCCAGCCCAGGCGGATCTGATCATCACGCTCGGGCTCGGGGCAGCCGGGCTGGTCGGAACGCTGCTGCCGGATGCCCCACGGTGAGTCCCGCCGAGCGCCTTCCCGTCAGCGTTCAGGAGGCGGTGCGCCTCGGCGCGGTCAGTCTGCCCCTCTACGGTAAGTTATTCTTTCCGAAGACCTTTCGGCAGGACAGCCCGGCGTTCCATGAGGAGATTGGACGGGCTCTTGACGAGCAGGCGAACCGTTACGTCTCCGTTGAGGTTTTTCGCGACGGGGCCAAGACCACGCTCTTGCGGACCTTTACCAGCCGGCGGATAGCCTACGGTATCTCCCGGACGATTCTCTTCGTCAGCGCGAGCCAGGGTCACTCGATCCTTTCCCTCCGGTGGCTTAAGCGGCAGATCGAGCACAATCGGGCCTGGACGTCAGCATTCCGTCTGCGCAAGGGAACGAAGTGGGTCGACGATCATATCGAGATTATGCATGGAGCTCTGGACACGCCCACCACGATCATCGCACTGGGCATCACCGGCCAGGTTCGAGGAATCAACGTCGATGACTACAGGCCGGACTTGATCGTCTGTGATGACACCTCGACAGACGAGGCGGCGACTTCCCCGGACCAGAGGCAGAAGCAGGTCGCGCTGATCTTTGGCGCGCTGCTGAATTCGCTGGCCCCGGCGTCGGAATGTCCAGATGCGAAGGCTGTAATTCTCGACACACCGAAGAGTAAGTTCGACCTGATCGAGAGTACGGAGAATGACGCAAGCTGGAAGTTCTTTCGCTTTGGCATCTTGACTCCGGACGGGGAGAGCCGTTGGCCCCAGCGGTATCCGAAGGAGGAGATTCTGGCGCAGAAGGAAGCGGCGATCAAAGCTGGCCGCCTGGCGATTTGGATGCGGGAGAAGGAGTGCCGGGTGATCTCTGAGGAGGGGGCGAGTTTTAAGGCGCCGCTTCTCTTCTGGGATACGCTGCCGGGGCGCATGACCTATGTCATCGCGATTGACCCCGCGTCGTCTGAGGCGGTGACAGCCGACGATAATGCTGTGGGGCTTCTGGGCTTCATTGGCGATCGGGTCTTTCTCGTGGACTACGAGGCGGAGACTGGGCAGAACCCTGAGATGGTTATGGCAACGGTGTTGCGCTTCGTCCGCCTCCGCCGGCCAGTGGGTATCGTGGTAGAGACGGTCGCCTACCAGCGAGTGCTTGCCTGGTACCTGGAGAAGCAGATGCGAGAGCTTCGCATCTTTATTCCTATCTACCAGGTTCAGGACCGGCGACGAAAATCGGACAGGATCATCCAGGCTCTTGGAGAAACCAGCGGCTATGGCCGTTTATTTTGCAAGCCCGAGCATACTAAGTTTATCGAGCAATATACTGAATACAATCCTATATCAGACGCTCATGACGACGTGATAGATATGGTCGCGCTGGCGATCACTTGGGCTGAGAATAAGCAGGTCGGCGACTGGCTCGATGGGGAGTTCGAGGAGGTCGAAGATGAAACGCCGCAACTACAGTTTAGGAACGCACCGTGAAAAGTCAGCCCCTGGTCGGAAATATCAAAGAGATTCGGTTTAACTCTCCGCTGCATGAACGCATTCTGGAGGCGTTCAAAAAGAGGCTTCGCGCGGCTCAGGATCAGAAACGAAAGGCGCGGGTCAAGGCTTGGGAGGAAGCTGAGGATACCTATACGGCTTATATGCCGGAGACGGAGGTCATGGCTCAGCGCCAGGATAAGCGGAAGGCCGGGCAGCCGGATTACGTGACGATCAGCATTCCTTATAGCTATGCGATGCTGCTGACGGCGCATACCTACTACACGTCGGTGTTTCTCTCCAGGGACCCGATTCTGCAGGTCCAAGGACGGCACGGCGAGAGTCAGACCGCGGAGTCTTGCATCGAGGCTCTCTTGGGTTACCAGATGACTACCGGTGGAATGCTCCCGGCGTTGTACGTTTGGCTGATGGATGTGGGAAAGTACGGCCAGGGGATCATTGGCCAATACTGGGATCGGGAAGAGTTTACGTTCAAGGAATACGTCGACGTACCTAAGACGTACCTTGGCCTTCCGATTCCGGGGACGAAGACGAAGGAGCTTCAGGAACGTCTGGTGACTGGCTATGAAGGGAATCGACTCTATAACGTCAGGCCGCAAGATTTCTTCCACGACCCGGCGGTGCCGCTTCAGCGTTTCCAGGAGGGGGAGTTCTGTATCGTCTATGATCGGGTTGGCTGGACAAAGATCGCCACCCGGGCAGCCCAGGGAAAGTACTTCAATCTGGAGGCCTTGGCGGATAGCGCTAACGGGCAGACCAGGGAGACGGAAGGCACCGGGCGGGACACGAATCTGCCTGGACAGGACATTGGCATTTATGAGACGGGGAATAAGCGCCCCATGACAGTGGATGTGCATGAATTCCACTGGAATGTGATTCCTAGCGAAGTTGGGCTTGGTGCGTCTGAGCGGCCTGAGAAGTGGGTCATCACGGTCGGGAATGAGCGGGTGATTATCGGCGCTCAGCCTCTAGGGGAGATGCACAACCAGTACCCATTCGATGCTCTAGTGTTTGAGGTTGAAGGTTACAATGTCTACAATCGTTCGATGCTCGAGGTTCTGCAGCCCCTGAACCAGACGATGGAGTGGCTTTTCAACAGTCACTTCTTCAACGTCCGGGCAGCGATGAATAACATGTTCGCTGTTGACCCGTCCAAGATCAATATTCGAGATCTCGAGGAGCCCGGTCCCGGGAAACTGGTCCGACTGAAGCCGGCGGGATATGGCCAGGATGTGCGGACGATGATGGCGCAGTTCCAGGTCCAGGATGTGACGCGCGGGAACCTGGCGGATTCTGAGATCGTCGGACAGCTGGCGCAGCGGATCACCGGCGTCTCGGATAACATCATGGGCGCAGTGAATCAAGGTGGAAGGAAGACTGCTACCGAGGTGCGATCCTCCACGACTTTCGGGATCAACCGGCTGAAGACGAATTGTGAGTGGTTCTCGGCTACCGGCTTTGCTCCGCTGACAACTAAGCTGATCATGTCAACGCAGCAGAAGATGCAAGTCGAGCGGCAGTATAGGATCTTGGGCGATCAGGCGCTCTGGGGTCAGGCCTATGTGAACATTGCTCCGGACATGATCGCTGGTTTCTACGACTTTGTCCCTGTTGATGGAACGATGCCAGTCGATCGTTTTGCCCAGGCCAATCTTTGGCAACAAATGCTCGGGAATATGGCCAGGGTTCCAGGCGCACTCCAGCAGTACGACCTGTCGAAGATTTTCGCTTTTGTGGCGCAGCTTGGGGGGATCAAGAATATTAACCGCTTCCGCATTCAGGTTGTGCCAGATCAGCAACTTCAGACGCAGGCTGGGCAGGGCAATGTGGTGCCGATGAAGCCGAATTTGCAGGAGCCCGGCCAGATTCCTGGCATGGGGGCCTCGGGTTAATAGGAGAGAGAAAATGCATCTTGGAATTGGAGAAGAACCTGTGGCTGAGGATTCACGGGAGCTGTCTGTCAGGTACCGGGAGTTCAAGGCCTTGCTTTCTTCTCGTGCGTGGGCACAATTGATGGGCACGTTGCAAGAACAGGCTGATGCGCTCCAGCGGCAGATTGTGTATGGAACCATCACCTGCGAGGGGGATATCTATGCAGCTGAACGGGCGAAGGGGCAGTTGATTGGGTTGCTTAGTGCTTCGGCAGCAGCCCAGACGCTCCTGGAAGATCTGGAATATTCGTTGAAACTTTCTCCTGAGGATAAAGCATAATGAACTATGCAAGACGTTTGTGCGCAGAAGCTGAGGAAGGCTTGGATCTTCCTGGAGCTGCTGAGAGCGCCACACCCGCTGAAGTCTCGACGGAGACTGCAGTTAATTGGGAAGACTTCACAGGCTCGGATGAGTCGGATGAGGCTGAGTATGAAGGCGAAGAGCGTGTAGTTGAGGAAGCCCCGGCGGGGAAGGTGGCGGCAAAACATACCGCCGCC